GGGGGGGAGACTTCTTTATTTATTAAAAGTGGTTTTACATCAGGTTTCAAACATTTATAGTCTATATGTAGCCTGAGAACTGCATATGGTAGAACTGTTCTAGTTTATCTAGATACATATTCATATAAATAGCTTCCGATTGAACAATCGTATAGCTATGTCGTTGGCGGAAGTACCAATTAAGAGCGTACTTCTTCGCAATTGCACGATAAAACTTTGCCGTGTTGGGCTCTGTTTCAACGGGGGTACGTGAGAACTTTTCGGCGTAGGCAAATGAACTACCCCACAATCTAACACTAGTTGGGAGCGGCTCATCACCACTACGGTGAAAAAGGACATCACTTGTTGGCACGACATTTGGTCCATGCAGGGTACCAAGGTGGCGTATCAACGCGCGATCATAAAATGCGCACATAAAACCGGAATCAAAGGCTAATTCTAGGAGTGAACGTAGGCGAGCAAGATAATCCCACTTCGTAACAACATAGCTACTACTAAGGAAAATCGAGTTCACGAGGGTAGACTCGTCGAACTTAGGGCAATCGAGGAGATAGTACCCAAGGTACTTTATCTCACCGATCCGGTGACTGGGAACGAAAGTTTGCTTCTCAGGATTGAGAAGTAAACCATACTCTTCGCAGTATTTGGAGAACTGTCTGATATCAATGCTCTCTTCGAGTCCAGTGATAGCATCATCTCCACAAGTATACACATTCCAAAATCGTTTCGTGCACTTGAAAAGTGCAGCGTTGACAACAATCCTCGCTATAATTGAATTTAATAGGAGGGTGAACGACGTACCTGAGGGAAGAAGACCAAAATTCTTCTGTCTCACTTGGCCATCGTAAGCCACGAAAGGTGTTTTGACCATGTAATGAAACAAATTATCAAATTGTTTCTTATTTCTAGGAGCATGGGAAATAGAGTCAGGGAAGCCTCCAAATTGTAAATTCGAAGATATAATCATCCTGCCCATTTCCATGAGCTCTGAAGTGACATTCCAGTTATGAGCGGAAAAGTCAGATTTCAGAATGAAATTGAAGTGTGAGAGCCTATTGCGCATATTCTGAGCATAATATTTAGGCGGATCACCTGATAACATCACTTTCTTGTGTGGTGCTATTTTACCATAAGCATCGTAGAGCGGAAGGGTAAATCGCATTTCGTTTATCTTAACAGCAGCGGGATATTCCCAAATGT